ACAGATTTTGTAGAGTTCGGCTAGTGTAATAATTGTTGCCGTTGACCGTTTTTTTGTATTTTTTGTCCGGGAAATCATAGTTGAAAAGTATGGCGTGATGATGTGGGCGCCCTTTTTCTTCTCCGTACTCACCGCAGTGATAGTACCGGAGAGTTCCCTTGGAGTTTCCGAATACATGTTTTCGGAGACGCTTGATGAAGCGTTGAAAGTGGTGTTTGTATAGTGAGACAGTCGGGTCTGTTTTTGTGCCATCTAGAGGGCATGCTTCCCTGAAAGTCAGCGTGATAAAACAGTTTTGAGTATGTAGAGACGTTTCGTGCACACATCGTGTTGCCCATTGGCGCGAGCGCTCAAGACGGCAACCGATACAGCGACCACATGGTAGAGCCACTTTATGATCGTAGTAGCCCTCATTTGAATTAAAGACAACGGACCTTTTGCCTGTTTCCGGATTAGTTTTCCGGGCATAGTACCCCTTTAAAGGGTGAAAGCAAGGCACGTTGCATTATAAACGAATGCCGCCGCGCATAGGACGGCCGGAGCTTGAATTTTTAATATGAGTGCCGTCCGCAGTAGCTGAGAACATACGTTCATCTCTGCGGCGGTTATGTATTTTTTTTCTGAACATGTTTTTTCTCCTTTAGTATTTACGATCTAAGTCGTATACGACTTTCGGTGCTTTTTTTCCAGTTCGCTTTTCCCAAGCGGTCCTTATAGACTTAGCACTAGATGTATTATTAAGAGGGCGGCTAAAAACAGATAGAGGAATCCTTGAGCCGCCGGGGAGACCGATAGTTCCGCCTTCAATAACGAGTTTTTCGGCATTTGTTTTTTCCTTTGTGGCTTTATTTAGTTCTTCCTCTGACTCGGCTTTCCTCGTCAGTTGTTTTGTTAGATTTAGGTCTGCGACCATTCGGGCAGAATTCGATAATTCGCCCGGTAGATTTTCCAGAGGGTTTTTCCCTACTGAAGAAGCCCCGCCGGCCATGGCGCCGGCAGGTGAAGAAGCACCGCCATGAGATGATAGTATTGGGTTAAGACCGGCCGCCTTAAGATCGGCAACCTCTCTTTGGTGCGCGGTGTTTGACATACGTTCTTGGAATTCCATTTGTTTCGCTGACTGAGCGGCTTCGAATTCCATGCTCTCTCGAGCATTTTGTTGGTTTTGTTCATTCGTTTTTTTGGCCGATTTAGCCGAGAATATAGAGCCGACTACATTAGCGGCGGCGGCTATTACAGGCCACATTTATAGATCGTCCTTTCGACGAGTTTGATTATTTGATATTTTTTTGTATCGGCCGGCGAAATAGCCGGACACGATACCTATTGTATTTATGAAGATTTCCTGCCAGTGAATCGTATTGAGTATTTCTAGCCAGGGAAATTTACCCATGGTCTAGAAGTGATCGATTAAGCCAGGTACGGAGTAAGTAGGCATGGGTCGCACAGCGCGACATTTAATGTAAGTATCCATGACGAACTCCGGTTCCGACGTCACTGCGATAATCCGTGAGATCGGTGGTGTTTCGACGATGAACGTCGAGGACAATGTAGGAAGCGCGGCAAAGTCCTGCGCTAAGTGCCACATGTCCAGTGGCGTTGCATAGTTTGAACGCAGTTTTCCGGTAATGAGTGAATTAGCATACCGGTATTCCGCGTAGCGTTCCTGATAGCCGAACGCCGCAGCGTCGGCAGTCGGGTTTCCTGAACCCTGTAGAAATATTTCCTTGTTGAGAATTGACTGTTCGCCCAAGTGCGACAGCGCAGGGAAATAGTAATCAAGGCGAGTAGACCGCGAGAATCTGCGGTCAAGTCCTTGTTGATAAGTTAAGTCGGCGCGGACCATACAGAGTCCAATTATGACGCCGTGTTCCGTGAAGCTCTTTGTGAAGCCGTCACGAGTATTTGTGCCGAGGGCATAAGCCGCCAAGTTTCCTTGCGGCGTAGTTGCGTCCGTAGAGGACGTTTGAGGCACAGTAGAGACCTGGATAGGCGTCGAACGACCGCCTAAGAATTCCGGTCTTTGGAGTCTTGCGTCAGGAGAAGTGACGCCGAAATGTGCTTTTACCATTTCTGTATAACGTGTGCCACCTCGCGCGTCGCGCTCGAGCATTTTTTGAGTTTGAAACGCGAGACGTAGCGCGTTTATTGATAGGCCGGTTGCCGCGCTGAGATCAGCGCGAAGATAAGGGTAAGCCCCGGCCGTGGGGTGTTGTTCCGCACTATAGGCGCCTGCGTCGGCGGCTACGGCCGCATTGAAGCGGCGGTATGGATTATAGGCGGTAGCACTTCCGGACGAGTCAAATCCGGCGTCCGCAGCTGCGGTCCAACCGGTTTGAGTGACGGCCGAAAGGCCGAGGACAGGAGCAACGCCGGCAAGACCGGCCGTGACTGCTGTTCCTTTTTGTGTCCATGGTAGTGCTGATGTGAAGTAGTCGTGGCGCTTGCCACGTTTTAATAGGACGTAATCCGCTATCGCGTCCGGTCCGTCGTCTTTATCGACGACTACGGAGTCCTGTAGATTCTGATCGCGGAACCATTCGTTCCAGATCAGGTTGTACGCTCTATGATAGAGCGAGATATGGGAGACTGTTGAAGCGCCGATAGGGGGAATCCCCATATAGTCTGAAAGACTTTCGGCGGACGGCGAGTATGCCGTAAATACCGGCACAGTGTAGCTTGTTGAGTCGCCTGGGTCTGTTTGTTCTCCCATGAATTTTGGGAAGTTCGTCCAAACAAGTCTGTTTGGTACGAAGAAGAAGAATGTATCAAAGTGCATATTGTCCATGACAGGCACATTAAGGGCGGACGGCATACGTATGAATGCCGTTAAGTCCACGTTGAACGTGTCGCCAGGTAGGATTTCTTCAGTCCAAAAGGGAATAAGATAGCCCGAATTGAACATGGTTTTATGCGTCATGCTTCTATCGAACGCAGATCGCTGGATTTCCGCTTCCGGAACTTCCGAGAACGTGTGTTTCATGTTAGAGGGCAGTTTCACTTTTTATTCTCCTTTTCTTTCTTTTTTTACGTAATCAGCTTCGCTTTTATACGTTTTTCCATTTATTGCTAAATAGTTAAGGGCGGAGCGTCTAGCTCCACAGTACGCGGTTAACCGCCTGTCCGAGATTCCGGACCCTTTTTTGACACCTTTGGTGTCAGTGGGACCATTTACACTAAAGGGCGAATGGTCCCAAGCCCCCATTAGGCAACCGGATTAGCCGGTTGACCGGGTGCCTTAGGCACCCGGGGAGTTCCGTCTTTGTTGACGGGTTTTCCGTCCTTATCGACGTAGTCGATAGGGTCGGGGTCTAATAGACCTAGTTTTTGCATTTCGGCCTTATTGGCCGGATCTTCGCCAAAGGCGATGAATTTTTCGACATCATTGTCGAATTTGTTGCGGAGCTTAGCCGGCAGAGTTAAGAAATATCTGTCCGCTTCGCGGACAGATGATAGCATTTCATGATAGCCGGCGAACTGCGTGAAGTCGCCGAACATGGGTTTGCGCTCGATACCGGAAGTATCTACGATAACTCCGGTTTTTTCGAAGCGCGCCATGAGTTTATTTATGTCGGCGGCGTCCATGTCTGACTGCATGGTACGCGATTTTGATTTTTTGTCAGTTGCGAGGAACTGGACTTTAGGACGTTCGAGTGTTTCGTATTTATATCTGGACGAGATTTTTGTCTGCATGGTTAACCCCTATAGGTGTAGTTTTGTTGTTTTGGTGGAAGTTTAGAGCAGTTTCTACGTATTGAGGGGGTGTTATAGCAGTAAGTTGTCCAGTTTGGTCGTCGTATTCTCCGAGCGTGTAGAGATCGAAGTCCTCAGGGTGTTTATTTACTGGAGATGATTTTTCATTTGTAATATCTTCGAGAGCGCGCAGAGCTTGGCCTTTATGCTGGAAGAAGAAAGGCGACATGTAGCCGAGAGCTTTTTTGTCATATAGCGCGAAGATTTGCAGTTTCATTTTCTTTTTATCGCTCCTTTTTTGAGTACATATTTTATTTTCATATTGTCCTCTTTAGTAGACCGAAGCGCGCGGTCTGTATTGCTTCTCCGGCTTCAAGCCGTTCGGGCGCATTGTTTTTGTTGTTCCTTTGAGCGTATACCCGATCTGCTCGAACATTACCATATTCGGCAGGGTTTGTCAATTCATAACATTTGTTATAGAATTTGGGTATTTTGCATTTATGACCTCTTATTATGACGAAGTCGTTTCCGAATGCTTCGTCGGCGAATTTGTCATGCCACCCTTTTCCGATACCGGGGCGCCGAGACATTGTAGAGAATTCAGGAAGTCTTGCACCGTAGTGTGCTTTCGCCAGAGGTCCATTTATTTTTTTAGTGACGTATCTGGCAACATAGGCAGCCGACTCGAAGGTAGCATCACCGATGATAGAATTGCCATGGGGCCACAGATTTTGTAGAGTTCGGCTAGTGTAATAATTGTTGCCGTTGACCGTTTTTTT